AAGTCTGTGTTTTAAAAAGTTCTACAATTCCGTCTTCTGTTTTTAATGTGCCACTAGTTATATAGTCTATGTTGTCAGAATCTAAAAGGCCTTCTTTGTTAGCACCTGTGATCTCCCATGCCACAGCTGTATTTCCTGAGGCTGATGATGTTACAAAGTTAGACGAATCTAGATCTGAAAATGTTACGACATCTCTTCCGATGCCTTCGTCCCACGACTTAGAAAGAGGTGCAACAAGCATTGTGAAGTTTGACGGAGTTGTCTGGCCACCGTAGACATCCATTAGCTTTAAGGTACAGTTAAACGACGCGTGACTGATGTCTAGAAACGATGAGGTCATGTCTCTAAGCGGCTTTAGATTAAATTTTACAAGGCCTCTGCTAATTTCTTTTGGATTTATATCTGATCCAGAGGTAGATTCACTATATAATTTAAACAAATCTATCGTTGCTGCCTGACCCGTGTTGGAATCAGTTGCACGATAGTTGTTATTTATTATCTTATTAGTGATATATGTGTCAGCACTTGCAGTTAAAATTCTATACACTCTCTACCTCGCGTGTCCAACGATATCATCATTGGGATACCTTATTTCAAATATTGCGCCTTTCGGTGGGTACAATATAGACTTTCTCGTTTGAGCTTTTACAGATATAGACTCACTGCTATAGTTTCTTTCATGGACCACACCAGAAAGACACACAATCTTGAAATTTGTTATTCCAATGACACCTGTTGTATTGATTATGATATTCACAATATCTGACTGAACTATGGGCTGGTCTATTTGAAAATTTTCAATTGACATGTATGATGATATCGCCAAATTGACTTGCTGTATTACAGAATTGATATTAGATGCGGGGTCTATGGTTGCACCGTATATAATCTTAAGATTAATCACTTGGGCATCGACTATGTCAATTGCGTCTGATATCAATCTAAACTGATTGATATACGTCACCAAATTATTTTTTAAACTATCTGGTGACGTTATTAGCTTCCCATCAGTATCTCTACTTATAATTGACACAACAGATGCTAGCGGATTGTTTGGGTTGTCTCTAACACCAATTCTAAAAACTCTTCCAAAATTAGATGGCATAGAGTATATTCTTGCAACTAGATCAGCCTTTGTTACTATTCTAGACTGAGAATTTTGATATGCTAACGCTGTTGTCTTGAGCTCATTTAATGTCATTGGTGACTCGCCACCTTTTGACGGTAATTCATTACTAGCCTCGGTTGAGGATCTTACTTTTGATATCTTTACCGGCAAAATTGCAGATGAAAATTTTGTTATTAGACTTGAAACATTTTTAATTGATCCAGCACTAACATTATGAGATATTCCGCCGCCTGCCCTATACACAATAGTTATTGTTGTATTTCTAGGAGCAATCCCGAGTGTCCTAGTTTTTAAAAGGCTATTTGGGTCTAGCGTAAATCTAGAAAATGTGCTCTTCTTTCCAAAAAGAGATATTGATATATCACTAGGGTCTGGCATGATATCATCATCTGTGGAGTCGGCACTGCCACCGCCGAATCTAATAGTTGTTTGACCTGTTCTTCTGCTGGTCGTTGTTATGTATCTATATGGTGCAGGTATTAGCTCAATATTTTCTGATACAAGATCTGAGTCGCTAAAATTATTTGAAATTCTTTTAAAAACAGTATCTTGAGATAGCGCATCTACCTCAAAATATTCATTCCCATCAGAATCTTTCACAGATGTTATCTCTGATACGTTTGGGCTAGACAGTGTTACAGTTCTAAATGGCGTGAGTATATCAGCGATCGTAAAAGAGTCAGAGGTTGTTATAGCAGACGAACAAGGACCACTAAGTTTTAATGAAAATGATGTAGGATTTCCGTCAGAGTCTGTTTTCATTGTCTTATATTCTGATATCAGTTTTCCCTGCTTGTTCTCCTTTCTAAAATTTACATCCTCAAGCAATTCAAACTTTACACCTGAATTTGATGACAACATTGTTCCTGCTTTTATGACAGGCAGCTGCGTCTTTTCTGGAATATACTCGTTATCAGTAAGGCTTGAGTCAACCTCTATATAAAAGCTAACACTAGCGTATGCGGGTGCTGCAGCTCTTATTTTAACTCCTGAGCTCCTAACAAGTCGCTCGATATTTTCACTCTCGACAGCAGTTAAAATATTAAGCTCATTAAACTGATGATCTAGATAAAATGACATCACGTCACCTATATACGAGCTCATCTCAATAAACATTCCTGCGAGACCATTCTCTGAGAAATCTGATATATTGTCAGCGAAATATGTTTGACCATACTGTGTTAACTCTGACCTGAATGCTGAGAAGTCTTTGTTTAGATATGATCTTTGATTTGCCCTTTGGCTTTTGACTAGATTTTTCTTATTTGCCATTTTTTATTAACCTGCACAGTATAGAGAGACATTAATAACCCTACCAGAAACTCTAAGCTGGGGTAAATCATATCTAACAGTTAAATTAATTTTTGTCATTCCCGGCGGAGATCCGATTTTGTCAACATTCTCATCAAAAACAGAGTTAAAAGAGTCAAGCTCTACAAATGGCATGTACTTTCTTACAGCATCAGTAATCCTCGACATTGCCTGACTATCAAAATCTGGCCGAGAGACTAACTCCGTTGTTAGCGGCTTTAGATTAGCTCCATAAAAATAATTTCCAAGACGCTCTCCATAATTAGTTAAGATTAAATTCTTAAGATTGTCATCTATCTGATCGACTGGATTAAAATTCATCTGAAATATTCCAGATCTTCCCACACCTATTTCAACAGGTGTTTTAATTCCAACAGGCGGGGTCTCAACTGTTTTATTCAATAATGGATCTGTAGTCTTGATCCCTACACTTTTAAAGCTAATCTCAGCCACAACACACTCCTATCATTAATTATTATGATAGCAAAAAACGTTTAAAAACAATTAGATGAGATCATTAATAGTCTTAGTCAGGGAATTCATCAGGATCTTCAATATCAGTTCCAGCCGCATCTTCCTCGGCATCATCATATCCATCCTCATCTGTATCTGGGGGCACTGGCATCTCTGCTCCCGGTGGTAATACCCACGGTGTTGCCGGAACTCCAGGGCCCGGAGAGTAGAAGTGCGCAGTAAATGTGCCTGTCATCAACCAGGCTGTTATTACACTCTCAGCTCTCTCACATATCTCTTCTGGAGTGTACTGTGCACTAAGACCATCGGGCGGATTTGGATCAAATATTAAATTTTTAGAGTCTAAACTAGTTGTGGGTGGCTGTATCTGACCTGATACATCTTGCATATTTTCCGCTACGTCGTCCATCAGATCATCTATTGCACCCGGAAGAGTGTCATCATCAAAGTCTGATTCCTGTAGAACAAACATGGAAGATCCTAAGTCTATAAGCTGTGCTGGTGCCATCGGTGCAAATAATATTGCCAACTCTGGCATTATCGCGTCATTCCACGCCGACGCTGCCTCATCTCTGCTTGCTCCGACAGCTGACGCGTATTCCTGGTCGAAATTCTTATAATCTGGGTCTAAAAACACCTGGAGATTTGTCTTTATCCCCACTACTTTGTCATTCCTACTCGGCTAAGAATCTTCTCAAGATCTGACTCGATAGCTGTGTCTGTATTAGAAAATTTTCCAATTAGTGTCTTCTCTGTCCCACCTAGTCTTTGTGAGGTTGGGCCGACGGCAGACGGATGAATGTGATTATCTAGCACGTCAACTATTGCTGACAGCACTTTTACGAGCTGTGTGCCGAGCACTATAGGCTCATTTGCATCTCTCCCCAGAAATATTTGATTGCCGTCTCCGTTACCTTTTTCAATGCCAGATCCGATAACTATCCTTGGGCCATCTATCATTATTGTCCCATCTGCCTCCATCGTTATCGTTGCTTTTGTTTTATCCTTTTCGCCCTCTTTTATTATTCTTATTGTACCATCTTCTCTTGCAATCACACGAGTATTATTTGATTTTATAATCACGTAAGCATCATCATCAACCGCATCAACTGTTGTTCCAGACTCAGTGTCAGGAAACTCAAGATCAAAGTTAGTATCTCCGCTTGTCTTCATCGACACATAGATACGAGACAGATCATTAATGAAATCAGGATCACCCTCATTCAAATTTGGATCTAGCCCGTTGATTCCGGGTGCTTTATTTATCTCATCATAGCCCCTATCTATAGCCTCGCCAGCCTCTATGGCTGACGTTGTGCTAGTTTGTCCACGTCCGGCCACTATGTCAACCGTCCCGGTCTGTGTGGCAGCGCTAGAACCTGCGGCTGTTGTTGAGTCAATACTATCGGGATCAGTCGCCGTTAATCTGTCTTGCCCAAGTGATATTAAGGTGTTATTTGACCCCTGAAAGATTAAATCTGCTGCTCTCTTGCTAAATCTTGGCACAGGCTCACCAACAAATTGATCTTTATACGATAGAGATTTTTCAATTATATCTGTGTAGGGAGTTGGTCCCTTAAGAGTGTTATTTTTAATTTGGCCACGGCCGCCGAGAGGAAAACTAAACGGATCAGGATCCGTATCGCTTGAGCCCTCAAAGCTTGACTTAGAAGAGCTATCTGAT